GTAAGTTACGTCAGTTAGATGATATCTCCTTCGAGTTTGACTCATTGAGATCTTCCTTCAACCTTAAGAGATCTGGATTATTCTACTCCTTGACTCTAACTGAAGGTGTTTCTTCTAACACTATACGTCCTGAGAATAATATTATTGTTTCACTTAACGGTATCATTCAGGAACCTGGAGTTGCATACGAGATCGTTGGTTCACGTATAATCTTTGCTGAAGTCCCACGTGCGGGATCAACCTTCGTTGGTTTCTCATACATTGGATCTGACGCAGACGTTATTGCTGCAACAGTCGTACCTCCAGTCGAAGCAGGTGACTTACTTAATATAGAGGGTGAAGAATTCCCAAGAGAAGTTGCTCTAATTGAATCTTCTAACTCCTTAATCACATTTGAATATACTGGATCTGTTAAAGGTAGAAATGCTGATGCTATTTCATCTATAACTTCTGGACAGATTACTAACGCAGTACTAACCAATCCTGGCGATGGTTACACTGCACGTCCTAACGTTGACGTTATCTCCTCTTCAGGATTTGACGGAAAACTTAAGGCATTGATGGGTATTACACGTATTGATGTTAAGACTAGTGGTGTTGGTTATACTGCACCTACTGTTGCAATCGATAACGTAGTCCCAGATGACTTTACACCTCCTGAAGGTGGTCCAATTAACGGTGGATTTGACGTACTCGCTGGTGAAGGTCCAAGTGGTGAAGAAGGTGGTGGTGGAGGAATTGATCCTGGCACAATTGCAATCACTACAGACCCAGTTAACGTAACAGTTAACCAAGGTCAGACTGCTGCATTCACAGTTGTCTCTACTGTAACTAACGGTCAGACAATGAATTATCAGTGGCAGAAGAAGGAGTATGGTACACAAACTTGGAGCAACATTATTGGTGCTAACCAAGCAACATACAACACAAACAATGCTGCACAGGCAGACGATGGTGACGAATACAGAGTCGCAATCACTGCTGCTGGTGCAACTCCAGTTTACTCATTGTCCGCAGTCCTAAGTGTCCAGACAGGTGCTACTGTAATCAGTAACTTCACACCTGATCTAATCTTTGACGACATCTAAATAAAAGTAAAACAATGGCAGCAACCGCCACCTATAACAACGCAACAGACGTAATCACAGTAGCATCGACTCTGCTCCCTGCTCCTGTGCTTACTGGTACGTTCCCTAACGATAATAACCCAAACACCATTCAGGAGAAGGATTTTGACCATGATTTCTTATACCGTGGAGGAACATTTGGAATTGCTCGCACATTTGATAGTAATGGATATACACATGACGGATACATTAAACGAGTTACTATCTCAGTAAATGATTTAACACTTTTTACTGGCATATCACCAGATATTGATGTAGATGATCACATTATGGTGGTCTTTAGTGATGGTTTGAAGCAAAAATTTGTGTATAAAGGCACAACATTTACTTCTATTGCTGGTGAATGTTGGTTATCTACTGATACTTCATTAGATTTCATTGTAGATGCACAAGCAACCACTCCTGTTAGTGGTACATATGAGTATTTTGATCAAAGAAATGGTAGAGGTGCTACTCCTTTAGGACAAATTGGCATTTCTGGCAATGGAGTTGCTATTTTTAACCCTTCTGCTGGTGCTGGACTCAATCCTCCATCAGGTTTTAGTTGGGTTGCTGCTGGAGATATACCTTTTGTTAACTCTGGAGAGGATTCTTGTGGTGGACACCCAGAACAAAACGGAATTTATCACTACCATGACCCACATTTCCTAGATTGTTGGAAAGCTGGTGGATCAATGGCATCATATAATGACTATTATGGTTCAACTCAGTTTAATGGAGACAATATTCGTCATCCTGACGGTCATTCTAAGATAATTGGTATAGCATTTGATGGATTTCCCATATATGGACCGTATGGATATAGCACACCATTCGATAATTTGAGTGGTACTAGGACAATGAGGACAGGTTATGCTGTAAAAGACACAGAAGCACCTGGAAGACCTGATTATGGCAATACAAATGATAATCCTCCAGCTGGAACACTCATGGAGGACTATGAGTATGTTGAAGGTGTAGGAGATTTAGACATTCATAATGGTAGATTTGCTATTACACCTGAATATCAGGATGGTACCTATGCATATTTCCTAACAGTTGATGAAAGTGATGTAGATGTTACTAAATTTCCATTTATCATTGGTAATACTACAAGAGAAAATATTGACACCACGTTCACAGTAGAAACACCTGCTGCTGGAGGCGGTGGAGGAGGAGGCGGTGGTCCTCTACCAATATTATCATTCGTAGCACAACCACAAAATGCTACTGTTAATGCTGGTGAAACTGCTACATTCACAGTTACTAAACTTGTCAGTCCAGAAGACGGACCTGTTGCATATCAGTGGTATAGATCTACTGATGGTGGATTTGCTTTTGCTGCTATAACTGGAGCAACCACTAACACATATGCAGTAACTGCATTATCTTATATGACAGGTTACAGATTCCGTTGTAGGATCTCTGGACCTATTGGTGCACCAGCAGCCGCAGAGAATTCTCCATTAGATTCTAATGCTGTAACACTTACTGTTACTGGTGGAGGTAGCGGTGGTAGCACAGATAATAGATTCGATAGTACCTCATCTACTATGGATTCCACACTACAAACTTATGATGGTACCTAAATAACCCTGTAAAGACTACAATCATGGCAAAGCAAACCCTAGCAATTGGATCGTCGGCAAACGATGGGACTGGTGACAGTCTGAGAGATGGTGCTATCAAATTGAATAGCGTCATTGATGAGTTGTATACCAATCTCGGAAACGATACCAACTTACAAATCAACGTTGGCACTCCTGCTGCTGATCAAATTCTAAAATGGAATGGTGCTCAGTTTGCTGAGGGAGATTTCAGTAAATTTACTGGAGATATAGATGTCAATGGCAACAAACTTATATCAGCATCAGATGGTGATATAACTTTTCAACCAAATGGCACTGGAGATATTAAACTCTGGGCTGGTGGCACAGGATCTGCTTTAACATACATTGATGGTGCTGATGGTAAGTTAAAGTATACCAATTCCGTTGCTACTACTGGTGATCTTCCAGATTCTGGTACACATGATGGTATGTTTGCTCTTGTAGTTGCTGATAACACAGCAAGGGTTGCAACCAGTGGTGGATGGAAGAAAATTATAGGTGAAGATCATAGTCTTGGTGATCTTGGTGATGTAGATATGACTGTTGGAGGTGGTCCTTCGACTGGTCAAGGTATTGTATGGAATGCTACCTCTGGAAATTGGGAGCCAGGAAACTTTTCTGGTGGTGGAGGAGGTGGTGGAACCACTCAAAATTTATTTGAAGGAATCACTGCTGACACTGGTAGTACTACTGCTAGTGCTCCTACTGATGTTATTACAGTTGCGGGAGGCACTAATATTGAGACTGTCATCGCAGGAGATACCCTTACAATTAACATGTCTGGTGCTCTTGGTGATGCCAACCAGAATGCTTATGGTGTAATAGGAAGTGACTCAGGAAACAAAACCGCAGGTAGTACAACTGCTACTATTAACCTCCTTGGTGGGACTGGTATTAGTACTGCTATCAGTGGAGATGATCTCACGATTACTAATGATTCCCCCAATATAGTACAGGAAGTCTTTAGAACAGTAACTGGAGACAGTGGTACCACAACTGCTGCCCTCTCAACTTCCACTCTTAACGTGGCAGGTGGCCAGGGTGTAACCACTGTTGCAACAAGTAATACTTTAACAGTAAATGCTGATTTCTACCTTGGTTCTTCTGCATCAGTTAATAATAATGTTATATACAATGGTAACTCATGGGATCCTGTTGAGTCACCTACAATAGGATTTAATGCATCTGCTAATGGAAATGGTGCATATAGATTTGTAGGTGGTGGTGTTGATGCTTCTACTGACAATCCAACAGTATTTGTCTATAGAGGATTTACATATAGATTTAATAATTTAACTGGATCTGCACACCCATTTGCTCTAAGACAGACATCAGGTGGATCAGCAGTAACAGAAGGTGTAAGTGGATCACAAGAGGGAGTCCAACTATGGACAGTCCCAATGGATCTAGCAGCTGGTACAACTTATGTTTATCAGTGCACATTACATCCAGCAATGGTAGGAAACTTAACGGTAGTCTAATATGGCAACAAGAACAGTCCCAGGTAGCGGTGCTTCTATTATCCCAATATTCAATAGTATATTTGGGGTAAGAGATGTTTTTGTAGTTAATGGTGGTGAAGGATATGATGTAAATGATCCACCTAGACTGAGGATAGAGAACTGTGGCACTCCTATTAGGGATGCTGTACTAAGAGCAGTTATTGAAGGTGATGAAGGTGTTATAACTGCTGTAGAGGTATTAGATCCAGGTGAAGGATATGACCCATTACGTCTTGAAATAGAAGATAGTGGTGGTGATGGACATGCTAGAGGAAATATCTTCCTTAAAGAGAATGGTGAATTAGATTTCATTCAGATGACTGTTCCTGGTGATGGTTATTTTGATTCTACTGCTGAGATTAAAGGTGGTGGTGGATCAGGATCTGAGTTAGTGCCAGTAACAGGTCTGATAACAGGTCTTGCTATTGAGGAACAAGGTAGAAACTATACTGAGGAAGACGTAAATATCATTATTAGCGGTGGTGGTGGCCAAGGTGGTACTGGTGTTGCTGCTGTTAACCAATTTGGTGAAGTTTCTAGTATTACAATAACTAACGAAGGTGAATTCTTTGAAACTCCTCCACTTATACAGTTAATTAAAGGTGGTGGATCTGGTGCTTCTGCTGAGGCATTCATAAACCTAGGTAAGATCACTAATATAGACCTAGTTAGAGGTGGTGGTGGATATACCACACCTCCTGAGGTTATCTTTACTAGAGATACTAACTTAATTCGTGAAGCAAGAAACAGACAGTCACTAAACTCTACTGTATATAATCTAACTGGATTGACCAGTAATGTTTCATCATCTACTGGTACCATATTTGTCCAAACTACCGATCCTTATCCTGGCTCAGGTAAGGTATTAATGGGTAGAGAGATAATTAGATATACAGGTAAGACTGCTATATCAAATGGTGATGACTATGATTCCTTTACTGGTTGTGATAGAGGTCTTAACTTTAGATTTGACCAGAAGGTTATTTTAGATAATCTACAAGATGATCCAAATACAGGATTAACTGCATATAGTTTCCAAGTAACTGACAAGGTTAGAAGGGTGATTGAGTCCTCTAATAACCGAGTTGCTATTGTATATGACTGGGATCCTACTGAGAGAGCACTGTATCTAACATTTGAGGTTGATGAATTAGCATTCATCGATGGTGGTAGATCCAATGAAAAATCTAAGATTGTAGCATTTGTAGCTGGAGTTGCTGGATCTAGTGGCACTGGTATAGAACCTCATGTATTACTAGAGTCACAAGGTGATGATATTGTTACCTTTACTGATCCTTTAGGATTAATCCTCAACAGAAAGTTTGAAGATGATGATGAATTGGATGGTGTTGGTGATGGTATTATCGATTTAGTTAATACTGGTACTGAGTTTGAAAACCAGGTTAACTTAGATGGGGGTATAGCCGAGTCTAAATATGGTATAGAGGAAACTCTTGGTGGGCAAAATACTACTCTATTCCAAGCTGGTAACCAGATATATGATGGAAATGCTAACCCTCTAGTTGCTACTATTCAATCTGCTGGTGCGTTAGGTGATGGGGATACACATACATCTACTGCAACTATGATAGTTGAATATATCAATTCAGCTACCTTTACAAATACTGAGCAAATACAAGGTGGAACATCAAGTATGACTGCTCACTCTACTGGAATAGTCTCTGGTCCTTTAATAGGTACCAATGAGAATCTTCATACATTAACTATAAAAGATCAAGTTTCTCCGAATGGGACCACATACTTGTGGACTGTAGGTGAGACAATTAGTGGGCAGACATCAGGAGCAACGGCCAAGATATTCTCTGTTGAATATACAACGGCTGTCAGAAATGAGGATGAATAACCCACATAAATAAAACTAAGGCAATCATTGTACAATGGCGTTACTTACCGACCAATTTAGAATCTTCACTGCCGAAAGGTTTAGAAAGTCACTTGAAGGACCAGATCCTACACAGTCTGACCTGTTGGCAGGTAGTGCTAGGGATCGCCTTTATGTGTTCATAGGCAGACCACAACCGTGGGATAATGAGAATGCACCTCCAGACCCAGTAGATTCATTCCAAGAATTTGCGGATGACTATTCGGATATGATATCCATGAAGAGAGTGTTAGCAAATGACACTATTCAGGTTGTCAGACGAACCGACTGGATTCCCCCAGAGCAAACCACTGGTGGTTTGGGTTACGTTTATGATATGTATCGTCATGATTACTCCTCGACTAAGACCGCATCGTCAGGTGCTACGAAGTTATACGACTCGGATTTCTACGTTGTTAACTCGTCCTATCAAGTTTACAAGTGCATTTACAACGGCACATCTCCTGCTGATCCTAACGGTAAACCTTCTACTGTTGAACCTACAGGAACGTCCACCTCAGTTATCACAACTGCTGATGGCTACCGTTGGAAGTATATGTACACGATCCCTGTTGGTCAAGTCTTAAAATTCTTCTCTAACGAGTACATGCCTGTGCTTGAAGATACTGCTGTTGTGGCAGATGCTATTGGTGGAGAGATTGATACTATTATTATCGCTTCTTCAGGTAGTGGTTACAATAATGGTACCTATGAAAACGTCCCTATTAAGGGTGATGGAGTAGGTGGTAGAGTTTCACTTGTTGTAGATGGTGGTCGTATTGCCTCTGCTACTGTTACTTCTGGTGGATCTGGTTATACCTTTGGTAAGGTTGTGATAGATGAAGTCAACGGTATTGGTGCTGGTACAGGTACTGGTGGTAGTGTTGAAGTTGTTATCCCACCATCTAAAGGACATGGTGCTTCTCCAGCAACTGAGTTGGGTGGTTTCCGTGTAATGATAAACACTAAGTTCACCTATGATGAAGGATCTGGTGACTTCCCAACTGATAACGACTATCGTCGTATTGGTTTGGTAATTAATCCTAACAAGTTTGGTACTCAGGAGTTAACGTCTGACCTGACATTAAGTGCCACCAAGGCTGCAATATTTGCACCTACGTTTACTGGAAACTTCCAGACTGACGAGATCATCACACAATCTCGTACTGTTGGTGGGCAACAGGTAACAGCAAGAGGACGTGTTATCTCATGGAATAGCACAACGAAAGTGCTTAAATATTATCAGAATAGAGTTGACGGTATTTTCCCCGAATTTACTGGTAACCTAATTGAGTTTGAAGGAGGTAACCCAATAGTGGGTGCTACATCTGGTGCATCTGCTGACCCAGACATCAACTTCCCCATTGTTTCAGGATCTTCTACGAGGGTTATTAACAATGCTGAATACGATCTAGGTATGGCATTCACTAATGGTTATGCAAAAGCAGAAGTAGATCCAAACTCAGGTGATGTGATCTACATAGATAATAGAGGTGCGATTACTCGTGCTGGTGACCAGATAGAAGATATCAAAATCGTAATCGAGTTCTAATTCAATGCCACAGAATACCAATCTAAATATTAGTCCTTATTTTGACGATTTCGATAAGGATAAGAATTTTTACAGAGTCTTATTCCGACCAGGATATCCTATCCAGGCAAGAGAACTAACGACTATGCAGTCGATCCTCCAGAATCAGATGGAGAGTATCGGACAGCACTTCTTTAAAGAAGGTACAATGGTCATTCCAGGTCAAGTGGGATATGATCTACAAGTACAAGCAGTAGTATTACAACAATCTTTCTTAGGGGTAGACGTTGAGACGTATCGTACCCAGTTAAATGGACAGATTGTTGAGGGTATTACAACAGGTATTAAAGCAAAGGTATTATATTCAATTCCTTCTACAGAGAGTACTAAGGGATATGTTACACTGTACGTTAAGTATATTGAATCGGGTGATACTGTAAGTGGCACTGGTATCAAGACATTTCAACCCAACGAGCAGTTATTGGCCGAAAATGAAATCACCTTCGGTACTACACTGATTGAAGTCGGATCTCCATTTGCTCAGTTGCTACCAGTAGATTCAACTGCTGTAGCATCAACTGCATATATTAATGCAGGTGTATATTTTATCAGAGGACATTTCGTTGACATTCCATCATCATATCTTATACTGGATCAATACAGTAACAACCCTTCATACAGAGTTGGACTTGAGGTCAGCGAGTCAATCGTTACGCCAGAAGATGATCCATCACTTAATGATAATGCAGCTGGGACATCAAACTATTCTGCTCCAGGTGGTCATAGGTTTAGAATTAAGACTTCTCTCACTAAGAAGCCAATCAATGATGAAACCGATAAAAACTTCATTGAATTACTGCGTATTAACAACTCAAAGGTTGAGCAATTTGTTACTCACACAGCATATTCAGAGTTGGAAAGGTCAATGGCAAGACGGACTTTTGAAGAGTCTGGAGACTATGTAATTGATACTTTCTCTATTAAAGCAAGAGAGACTCTTGATGATGGATTTAATAATGGTGTCTATAGAGTTGGTGAAACATCTCAAAGTGGTAACATAGCATCAGATGATCTAGTAACGTTTGAGATCTCTCCAGGTAGAGCATACGTTAAGGGTTATAGAACAGAATTCTTAGTACCACAGTATGTGGATGCTAATAAACCAAGAGATTTTGATTCAGTACAAAATGCTATCCTAGCATTCCGTCTAGGACAGATGGTAAAGGTATATGATGTGTATGGATGGCCCGAGCTAACTGGTGAAGGTGTATCACAAGCATATCAAACACTTGAGTTATATGATGATTGGACTATTAATACTACCAATACTGTTACTGGTAGGATGATTGGTAGAGCACGTACTGTGCAATTACAAGAGTCTGCTATAACAGGAGTTTGGGAACTGTGGTTAATGGATCCCACTATGTTTACTGCTATCAACTTTGCAGCAGGTAATAACGCTGTATCAGTTGGTGATGTATTAAGAGGACGTACTTCTAGAGCATCAGGTTATGTTGGTGATGCTGGATCAGGTACATCTTGTATGCTTGAGCAAGTCTCTGGTGCTTTCCTAAATGGCGAGGTTATCGAGCGTGATGGCCGAGTTATTGGTACACTTGAGGCAGCACATACATTTAACCTAACAGATACTAGAAAGTGTCTAGGTAGAGCAAACTCTGCTTCTTCTGGTACTATAGTATTTGGTTGTAACTGGATGCTTAATGATGTAAGAATAGTTGAAGGTACAACTATTACTATTGATCAAGCAAGTAACTCAAGAATAGAAGGTTTCAGGACTAAGTTTGCAGAAGACCTACGTCCAGGTGATGTAATAACAACTACTAATACATCTGAAGAAGGTGAAAATACTCTTAGAATTCAGAGAGTAGATCCTAGTGCTATTAATACTACATCTACTAATGCTGCTACAGGACAATCTGCATACATCTTTGACTATCTAAATCAATATGCATTACTAGAAGCTGGTGCTAAGAAAGGTACTGTTAATGATGCTGAGGTAACTGCTGTAGCAAGATTACGTCCTTTCATATTCCAGAAAGATTATCAGAATGGTGAATTAACGATTGACTGTCCACGTACTTCAATGAAGTCAATCTCTGACGAGTCATTCTTTATATACAGGACATTTAATAATAAGACTGTTGTGTCTGGTGGTGTTACTGTTTCACTACCTGAGTCAGAGCAGTTTGCAACACTTGATGATGAAAACTATATCTTGACAATAGTATCAGATTCAGGATCTGCTTGGAGTGTTGGTGACAACCTCAATATAGATGCACTGAATGAAGCAGGTACATTGACAGTTACCTTTGGTGCTGACAGACAGTCAATTACTATTGATGGTCTAGCAAACGTCAACACCATTAAGTTGACAGCATTGATATCTAAGAATATCGTATCGAAGAAGATTAAGACTGCTGCTAAGATGAGATGTCTTAACGTCCTTCGTACAAGAATTAATAATGACCAACCTAAGTATGGTCTATCCTATGGTAATCTATACGGCACACGTATTGAAGACGAAGAAATTTCATTCGCACTGAATGATGTCTATAATATTCATGCAGTATATGAGTCTGAAAATGATAGTGATGCTACCCCACCATACGTTGTATTAACAGAATCGACCTTCTTTGATAACGGATCTGTCGTTATTGGTAGGACATCTGGTGCTCGTGGTAGAGTTATCCAATTCATTAACTCCACATTGAGATTGTATATTGTGCAGTTGAATGAGATTCCATTTGCTGCTGGTGAGACTATTGATGGCCAGGATGACGATGGCAATCAATTAACTGCTATCATTGACGATGCAGATGGATCTGTAACTAGGGGTAGTAAGGTAATTACTTCACAATATACACTAGAGGCTGGTCAGAAACCACACTTCTATGATGTATCTAAGATTACAAGATATGCTCAGTATACACCTCCAATTAGAAAACTATTAATTATATTTGATTACTTCGTACATGAATCATCAGGAGATTACTTTGCATCTCAATCATATACTGGTATATCATACAAAGAAATTCCAACATATAAACTAGATGGATCTATTAACTTCTTAAGAGACCAAGTAGACTTCCGTCCAGGTGTGGGTGAGTTAGCATCTAGAGATGGTACAGTAACAAACCCATTCCTAGTGGAATGTGCTTCACTGGACTTTGCTGCAAGACAATTTGATACCTCAGGTGGTGCAGGTGGATCTACTATCTTCGATATACCAAAGGTAAATACAGAGATCCGTATGGACTACTCATACTATCTCCCTCGTGCTGACAAGTTATACTTGACACATGATAACCAACTTAAGATAGTTAACGGTGTATCTTCTGAAGAGTTACCACCTCCAGATGGTATTGATAATGCTATGTTATTAGCACAGATAGAGTACCGTCCATATGTTTATGATGTAGAAAGAGATATTATTATTAACCCTGAGATTATCCGTCGTTATACTATGAAGGATATCGGTGACCTTGAGCAACGTCTTGAGCATGTAGAATACTACACATCACTATCTCTATTAGAAACACAGGCAGAAAATACTAAGACCTATGACGATAACGGATTTGACCGTCTCAAAAACGGTTACGTTGTTGATGACTTCACAGACCACAATGTCGGTGATGTACTCAACGCAGACTACAAGTGCTCCCTTGACTTTAAGAATGGTCAACTAAGACCTTCTCACTTCACAACCAACGTCCCACTTATATTAAACACTACTGAATCAGTTAACATTACTAGGACTCCTGGTAATATGGCATTACTTCCTTGGGAAGATCTTGCTATTATTACCCAACCATATGCATCTAGAGTTGAGAATGTAAACCCATTTAACGTGTTTACATTCATTGGTCGTGTTGATCTAACTCCAGCATCAGATGACTGGGTTGACACTGAGCGTATGCCAGCTAGGGTAGAGAACGTAGAAGGAGACTTCTCTTCTGTATCTGCTGATATGCAGGTTGATGGTGATGGATTTGCTCCTATCCAATGGGGTAGTTGGCAGACAAACTGGACTGGTGAATCACTACAGTCAACATCACAATTTAGAAATAGATCTGGATCATTCAACGCAGGTGGTCGTAGACTCGGTAGATTGGGTCATGGTCAGGGAAGACAACCACTATTTGTCCATGAAAGAAGGACATGGCGTGTTGTTAATAACCAGGCAAGACAAGGTATAAGGACTAAAGTTGTACCCAAGATTGATAGAAAATCAATGGGTGATTCAATATTATCACAAACAGCAATACCTTGGATTAGATCACGTAACGTGGCATTCAATGTAGAAAGAATGAAACCTCGTACAAGAGTCTATGCTTTCTTTGATGGTGTGAATGTATCTACTTACATCTGCCCTAAAGTTGTTGAGATAGTTAAGTCATCTACTGCCGACCCTAACACTAATGAGACACCTTTTGTTGTTGGTGAGACTGTAATTGGTAGTATTTCTGGTTGCCAATTAAAGGTTGCAGCTGCTAATGATGGATATACAACAGACCCATATGCTACTGGAACTACTGCATTAGCAGAGTCTTACGCATCTCAAACTCCTTACCTTAACATTGATACTGCTTCATTGGCAGAGAGTGTTAACCCTAATTACTTCGGAAATGTTAACGTCGGTGAGGTATTAATAGGCCAGACTTCGGGTGCACGTGCTGTAGTTAAAGATCGTCGTCTATTAACCGATAACATTGGTAGTATTAAAGGATCATTCTTTATTCCAAATCCAGGTAATGATTCCAACCCACGTTGGGCAACTGGATCTAGGACATTTAGATTTACTACATCTAACACAAACTCTAAGACCTCAGGTACAGTAGATTCTTCTGCTGAGACTATCTACACAGCAGCAGGTACATTGAAAACTGTTAGAGAGAATATACTAGCAGTTAGAAACGCTGAGTTGGTTAAGGATACTGTCAATGATGAAAGACAGGTCATGACCACTAGGACTGAGACTAGACAGATTGGTTGGTATGACCCTCTTGCACAATCATTCATATGTGATGAGGAAGGCGGTGTATTCCTAACTGGTGTTGATGTATTCTTCAAGACTAAGGATGCTAACATTCCTATCTCTATGCAGATAAGGACAATGGAAAATGGTTATCCAACTAAGGATATCCTTCCATTCTCTGACGTAACAATAGCACCATCTCAGATTGAACTATCTGATAATGCTGCTATCCCATCAAGGTTTACATTTAGATCTCCAGTATACGTTAAGCAATCTATTGAATATTGTTTCGTATTATTGTCTGACTCTAACGAGTATACAGTTTGGATATCAAGAATGGGAGACATAGATGTCTCAGGTACAAGGACTATATCTGAGCAGCCATATGCAGGTGTCTTATTCAAGTCACAAAACGCATCTACTTGGACTGCTGACCAGTATGAAGACATGAAATTTACTGTCTATCGTGCTAAGTTTGATACTAGAAATGGTACCGCAATACTTAATAACTCTGAATTGGGTCGTGGTAATGGAGGTACAAAACAATTAATTGAAAATCCAATACTGACAATCAAACCGACTCAACAACTATCTTTACCTGTTGGTAATAACTATAACTTCACTATTGGTGCAAGAATTAAACAGACTCCATCTGGTGCTTCAGCAACAGTTAAAGATTTTGATGCTGTATCAGATCCAGAAAAGATTACTATCACGGATATAGATGGAGCATTTGCAGCAGGATTCTTAGATGCTAACAACGATCCATTCCAAGGATTGTCATCATCACAGTCTGTTGTTGTATTTGAATTATCAGCAATATACAATGGTATATTCCAAGAAGGTGATACTATAAGTGGATCTGGATCTGCTGCTAATGCTACTGTTACAGCATACTATGCTGTTGGTGCTACACTTCCTGGTGGAGGCACAGCATCAACTATCACAGTATATGCAAATTATGTTACTAAGCAATTTGATATAAGTGACACTATATCTGAACCAGGCGGCACAAGTGCTACCCTGTCTACTCACACATATAGTGGTGACTCATATACTGCATATCCAACTTCTCAACCTTCTTATCCTTCTGATGATAAGGAAGTATTAGTTACACATAGAAACCACGGTATGCATCAACGCACAAATAACGTTGAGGTAAGTGGAGTTATATCTGAGGTACCTGATACTTCACTTACAACTACTCTTGCAGCTGCTGCTACTACCATTCAGTTATCTGATGCTAGTCAGTTCCATTCAGTTATTGGTGGTGCAGAAATAAGTAACCTTAATCCTGGATACCTTAAGATTGAAGATGAGATTATTCAATACTCAGCAATTGCTACTGATGGTAAGTCTATAACTGTAGCAACCAGTGGTCGTGGTGCTGCTGGTACTGCTGATGTAGAGCACAACTCAGGTGCTACTGTCGAATGTTACAACCTTGATGGTATACCACTAGTTGAATTGAATAAAGTCCATACTTCTATATCATGTCCTTGGATTGATACCTACATGTTACACATTGATAGTGTTGCAACTAATGGTATTAGAGGTGGTGGTGCACATATATGGTCATCTCAAAACATTCAGTTTGAGACTCTCACACCATCTGTTTCTACAATGGTATTACCAGAAACGAGTATCAATGCTCGTGTAAATACTACTACAGCAACCTCTGTTGGTAATGGTGGTACCCTAGTAGATCAAAACTCATTTATCAATAATGGTCAATACTTCGATGTTGTATTGAATCAGGTAAATCAGTTTACTAGTCCACAAATGGTTTGCTCTAAGATAAATGAGCAAAACAAACTTGATGGTAACAAGTCATTCACTATGGCAATTACCCTCAATACAGATAAAGACACTCTATCTCCATGCATTGACTTAGATAGAATGTCATTAATCACTACATCAAACAGAATCAATTGGTGGCCTGGTGGTCCTCAACCATACGGACAACAGTCTAAGATTGATCAAACTGCTGATGTATCTACTCTACCAACAGGTGATCAAAATGATGCTGTTTATATAACACGTCTCGCTCGCCTCGGATCTGAGGCCAGGTCTCTGAAGATTGATTTCCAGACAACTAGACATCCTTCTACAGAAATTAAAGTCTACTATAAGGCATTTAAGACTGGTGATGCTACAGATCCTAATACTATTGGTTGGACATTTGTCGGTGCACCATTAGCTGATGCTAATGCTGTTGCTTATGATACGACTCCTACAGATGAATATTTGTGGAAGGACTATCCATATGAAGTCCGAGGTTTAAATTTCAATGCTTTCCAGATCAAGATTGTTATGCAATCTAAGAATCAAGCAAGAGTACCTCTGATTGCTGATCTACGTGCTATAGCCTTAGCTACATAGAACCTCATCCCCAACCCTTACATGGTTGAGTATAATTATTATTATTCCTTTTGTCAAGTATGCAAGAAAATCAGGACCACATACAGGTTTTTAAATCTGACCTAATACCTGTTACAGACAGGGAAGGATGGTTTCGTGACCCTGACTCCCACGCTATAGTGAATTGTAACAAATCACAATATGAGCAATATATGGCATCATATAATAAACGTGAGAATAAGGAGAAAGCATTCAACACTTTACAAAAAGAGGTTTCTGGTCTAAAATCAGATATAAGTGACATGAAGTCAATGCTATTACAATTAGTGGAGAAAAAAGATGCCAGTTGACGTGAAAGAAAACAAAGCCCCAGAAGAACTTCTAGGGGAATTCAAAGATAGATATCAATCTATACTTGGTGAGAATCAACAACTTGCTAAGAAGATTAAAGATAACGAGCAGACTGCTCTCAAATTACTCGGTGCTATTGAGACACTTGAGTATCTGAATCCAACTGAGGAAACAGAGGAGGCAGCACCTGCGGACGCATAAATAAACCAGTAAGACTGTATGCAGTGCTAGGATCCTTTAAGTAAATGGCAAATAGAATACAACTAAGGCGTGATGGTGCACAGCAGTGGGCTAACGTCAACCCAATCCTTGCCCAAGGTGAGTTAGGTATCGAAATTGATACTTCTCGACTGAAAGTGGGAGATGGTGTCACCGCTTGGAACTCTCTTAAGTATGAGAGACCAATTGAAACTGAGTCAAACACTGCAAACACACTAGTAAAGAGAGACGCTGACGGTAACTTTGAAGCAGGTGCCATTACTGCCTCACTCGTTGGTAACTCTGCTACAGCAACAAGATTAGCAAACGCTCGAAATATTTCTCTTGGTGGAGATATGTCGGGTAGTGGTACGTTCGATGGATCCTCGAATTTAACTATCACTGCTGAGTTGAATTATGTTCCAACTCTTCCACACTATGATGCTAATGATCTTGCTGCACAAGGTACATATAGTCAGGTTACTATCGACTCTCGTGGTCGTATTATTAATGCTTCAACTCCTACCACTTTAAGTGCTTACGGAATTGCTGACGCACAACCATTAGATACTGATCTAACTGCGTTGGCAAATATGACTACCTTTGGTATTCTGTCTAGACAGTCAGAAGGTACTATTGTTAGTAGAAGTATAACTGGTGGATCTAACCGTATTATTGTACAAAATGGTACTGGTCAAACTAATAATCCATTCATTGACCTAGCAGACACAACAGTTGTTGTTGGTACTTACAACCCTGTAGGTAACCTAGATACACCTCTTATCTCTGCTACGACTGGTGATGAGACAGTTAACACAACCAACTTTACAGTAGATAGATATGGTCGTTTGACATATGCTCAGACTTCTGCTATTGCTACTGCTAAACAAGGTACTAAAGTTGATGCATATAACGCAGGTAGTGCATATCCTCGTTATAGTATAGTAAAGAATGCTGCTGATAAACTCTATCAGTCAATTGCTGATATCGGTGCTGGTGCTGGTGAACCAACCCATACTGATACATCTGATGCAGGGTCATGGAGATACCTATCAAGTGCTGTTGCACCTCAGAAAGGTATAGCATCATTTGCTCAAGAAGATTTTGATGTAACCTCATGGATTGATCCAGAGCAAGGTGGTCACGTCACCATTGCTGAAAGAGGTGTAGATAATTTACAACTACAAAATAATAGAGTCTCTTTTGCTGACGGAAATACAAAAGAAGACTTTGAATTAGATCAGGAGTTGACAGCAACTACTGGTTACAGGGGATTTAATTATCTTAACTATACAAAGGTAAACGACACAACTGGTAATCTATTAGTAGGTGCTAATAATACTGGTAACGGTGCTAGTGGCACTCAGCAAGCAGTACAGAATGTTGCTGTTACAGTAGGCACAGACACAGTAGGTGGTCAAGCAACAGGTGTATTCTACTTAGATGGAGTAGAAACTCCAACTGGATTCTCACTTAAGAAAGGTATCAAGTATATCTTCAATCAGGATGAGTCAACCAATGCCACATACAATGGCATGGATCATCCTTTGATGGTCAGTCCAACAACTGATGGTGAGCATAACGGTGGAGACCATTACATGATGGGCATCACCTATAAGTTGGATGGTGCTGTAGTTAATATGGCAGGGTATGTCAGTGGATTTGCTGCTGCTACTACTCGTAGAATGGAATGGTTGGTGCAAGAAGAAGCACCTGCTACTCTCTATTATTGGTGTCATCATCACACAGGTCAAGGTGATAGTTTCGCTGTTACTTCAGGTGGTGCTGGTGAATTTGATATCAATGTAAGGTCATACTTCAGTCATCCTGATATTACCTTAGATGGTGCAATTACTCAGACAATTGATAAGACTGGTGATGGTCATCTTAATTTCCAACTCACTCAAGACACTGCATCAGATAGAAATTTAAGTATTCTTTCTACTAATGCTGGAGCTGGTAATGCTACCATTCTCATACAATCTGAGAATGATATAACAATAGCAGCAAGTAATGTTGCTAATAGAGTCCATGTAGAGGACTATTGGTTACAGGATAATGTCCTGTCTACAACCAATGCCACTATGATATTAGACCCTAATGATGACGATGATGTCACAGGTCTAGTACAGATTCGTGGAGATCTACAAGTAGATGGTACAACAACTACGGTCAATTCAACTGTTGTAACCATTGATGATCCAATCTTTACACTGGGTGGTGATACTGCTCCAGTTGCAGATGATAACAAAGACCGTGGTATAGAATTCAAATATTATGATACGCAAGCAAGGCTCGGGTTCTTCGGATGGGACGAGGATTACGCAGACTCTAACATATGGTCTGGCACTGGTGGGATTAGGTTCCTCTACAATGCCACTAACACCAATGAAGTTTTCACTGGTACTGACGCTCCTCTCATTGCTGGTAACCTCAGGCTCACAACCAACACAGACTCAACCTCAACCACGACGGGCACGTTGGTGGTCACGGGGGGATTAGGTCTTTCTGCTAATGCACATATAGGTGGTACTGTTACTATTGCAGGACAGTCAGAAGTTAATAATAATGTAATCTTTAGAGCAGATAATAAGTCATTTAATATACAGACTAACGCAGGAGTAGATAAGTTTACTGTTGATTATGATAATGGTAATACAGTAATAGAAGGTACAGTTGATATTCAACTAGAGACAACTGTTACTGATAACGTTATTATCAAAGCAGATAATAAGAAATTTGATATCCAGACTGCTGCTGGTGTCAGTGTATTTGATGTAGATACTGATAATGGTAACACACATACAGATGGTACTCTTGACGTAGACAGTGGAGTAACATTTAATAGCACACTAGACGTTGATGATAATACAACACTTAATGCTGAGTTAGATGTTGATGGTGATGTAGTCTTCCATAATGACTTCCTAATGGATGTCACTGGTAAGACATTTACTATTACCAATGGTAGTGCTCAGAAGTTCCAGATAACAAGCACTAATGGTAATACAGATATTGAAGGCACTCTTAATGTCAATTCATTAAGCACATTTGAGAAGACAACAAATATAACAGTTGATACTTCTGCTGATGATGCTATTACACAGACAGCAACTGGTGCTGTAGATATAGATGGTGGTCTTAACGTAGATGTTGACCTTCGTGTTGGTGGAGATTTATATGTCTCAGACAGAATTGATTCTAAGGATGCTGGCACAGCAAGGACACGTCCTTCTTTACTTAATAACTTAGATGTAAGATATCGTGAGTATGTCGGTAGTGTTGCAGCACATAATGCAGACTTCGCTAATGACCCAGATGCAAACTTAAGGGTTGCTGGTGGTGCAGGTATCGTAGCAGACCTACATGTAGGAGATGACTTCTATGTTGGTAAGGTTGGTACTAATGATAACGTAGAGTTTTCTATCTTAGGTGAGTCTGGATATACAACTATAGGTCGTGTAGGACAGGGTAATGCAACCGATGGTGCTCTTGTAGTCCACGGTGATGCAACATTCAATAGAGAAGTTAATATAACTGGTGCACTAACAACCATTGGTGATGCAAACACTGATGTATTAACAGTTAATGCAGCATCACAGTTTACCGATAATATCACAGTTGATGGGGACTTAACTGTTAACACCAATGCGTTAATTGAAGGCAACCTTACTGTTAATGGTACTACAACTACAGTTAATAGTACCGTAGTTACAGTAGATGATCCTGTATTTACTTTAGGTGGAGATACTGCTCCAGGGAGTAACGACGCTAAAGATCGTGGTATTGAATTTAGATACTATGATAATGCTGCAAGAGTCGGATTCTTTGGATGGGATAACTCTGCTGCTAGATATGCACTTTATCATGCTGCAACCAATACTTCAGAGGCATTTGATGGCACAAGATCTGGTTTAGATGCTGGTAGTATAAAACTATTTGACACAACTAATTCAACAACTTCTTCCTCAGGTACTTTAATCGTAGGTGGTGGTGCTGGTATTGGTCTTAATCTATATGTGGGTGCAAACCTAGATGTTGCAACTAACGCAGATATTGGTGGTAATCTTGATGTTACAGGAGACTTTGATCTAACTGATAACTTTAGGATTAATACTGATAAGTTTACAGTGGATTCATCTACTGGTAACACATATGCAGAAGGCACATTACAAGTCGATGGTAACGTCACCCTAGGTAATGCTGCTGGTGATTCTCATAGTGTCACAGGTACAGTCCAGTTTAACCAAGCAATTACTTCAACAGATATAACTGCTGATCAAATTCAGATTGGTGTTGATGCTGCTAATGAGATAAGCACTACTTCTGGCAACTTAGTACTAGATTCTGATGGTGGCACAGTCAATGTTACTGATGATCTAGATGTAGATAACAACTTAAATGTAGATGGAAATACTAAAGTCGATGGCACTCTTGTGGTTGATGGTAATGTTACTCTCGGCAATGCTTCTGGCGACAGTCACAGTGTTACTGGAACAGTCCAATTCAACCAGGCCATCACGTCAACGAATATCACTGCTGATAGCGTTACCATTGGTGTTGACTCTGACAGTGAGATTAGTACAACTTCTGGGAACAATCTGATCCTTGACTCTGCTACTGGAGAGACACAGGTTGATGATAACCTCACAGTAACTGGTACCTTAGATGTAGATGGTAACACACAGATTGGTAATGCTTCTGGAGATGCTCATGCCTTTACAGGTACAGTAACATTCAACCAAGCAATCACTTCTACTGACATTACTGCTGATAACGTCCGTATTGGTGTAGCAGGTGCATCTGAAATTGATACTTCATCAGGTAACTTAACTCTTGACTCTAATACAGGAGAGACAGTTGTTGATGATAACATTAGTGTAACTGGCACAGCAGACATTACTGGTTTAACTACTATCACTGACGGTGTAACAGTTAAGGCAGACAACAAACTTGTCCAGATTCAAACTGCTGCTGGACTAACTAAGGTCAGCATTGATACTGATAATGGTAATACAGATATTCAAGGCACTCTCAACGTAGAAGGTGCTACAACTATTGATGATACTTTTAATGTCACACAAGGTACAGACCTAGATTCTACATTGAATGTAGATGGTGTTGCTACTTTCCAAGACAATCTTATATTGAATGCTGACAATAAGAACTTTAAGATTCAATTAGATAATGGCACAGATAAATTTACGGTTGCTTCAGCATCTGGTAACACAGATATTCAAGGCACATTAGATGTAAATGGTGCTACAAATATCACTAATACTCTTGGTGTTACTGGTATCACATCTATCACCGACAACACTAATCCTGTTAATCTAATTGGAGCAGCAGCATTACAGGTTACAGGTGGTGCAGTAATTAATAAGGATGTCTTCTTCGGTGAAGATTTCTACATGGGACCAAACAATGCTCCAACACTTTCTGTTGTTGGTGCATCTGGTAATACTCTCATCGGTGGCACACTTGGTGTTACTGGCACATCTACTCTAGGTATTGCTGATGTTGGGACTCTTAACCTAACATCTAACGCTAATATATCTGGATCTATTATCGTTAACACCAGTAAGTTTATTGTTGCAGGTGCTTCTGGTAATACTACTATAGATGGTACACTTGATGTTGCTGGTGCTTCTGTTATTGATGACACCCTTAACGTAACTGGTGCTGTTGACTTTGATTCTACATTGAATGTAGATGGTAATTCCACATTCAGTGGCACTATCACACAGAATAGCACTTCACTATTCAAGGACAATATAATCCTACGTGGTGCATCTAAGACTTTAATATTACAAAATGGATCAAGCCAAGATAAGATCACTCTTAATTCAACTAGCGGTAACATTACTGCTGATGGCACTGCTGATCTAGGTGCTCTTGACGTAACAAATAACACCACCATCGGTGGCACACTTGGTGTGACAGGACAGATCACTGGTGATGTCACTGGTGACCTAACTGGTAATGCAGACACAGCATCGTTGGTTGATGTAACTGAGACTGCTACATCAAACTTGACATACTATCCTACTTTTGTTTCTGCTAACACAGGTAACACTGAAATCAGGACAGACTCAGGTAACTTAACTTACAATCCTTCAACTAATACTCTTACAGTTAATAACTTCAAGTCAACTACTGACTTCGAGGTACAGGGTAACTTAAACGTTACTGGAGCATTAACATTCTTCCAGTCACAGGTTGGTAGTATTGCTAACCATGACACTGATGCTCTTACTGAAGGAAGCACAAACCTCTACTTCACCAACGAGAGAGTTGATGATAGAGTTAACAACCTAATCAATGCTGGCACAGGTATATCTGCAACATATGATGATGCAGGTAATATGCTTACCTTAAGTGCAGTCCAGTCAGACCTTAACACTGACAACTTCACTGAAGGATCAACTAATCTATTCACAACTGCTGCTAGGACAAGGACTCACTTCTCTTATGGCACAGGTATTCAGTTAGATACTGGCACTCTATCAGTTACACAAGCAGATATAGACACAGACAACGTAACTGAGGGATCAACTAACCTCTTCTATACAGACGCAAGAGGTCGTGCATCATTCAGTGCAACTGGATCACTAGCATATAATGCTTCTACTGGTGTATTCTCATACACAACTCCAACTACTATTGCATCTCTATCCAACCATGATACAGATGATGTAGCAGAAGGATCAAATCTATACTACACAGATGAGAGAGTTGATGATAGAATCAATGCTCTAATCGTTGCTGGTACTGGTGTTACTAAGGTATATGATGATGCTGCTAATACATATACATTATCTGTCACTCAGGTAGATATTAATTCTGACAACGTAACTGAGGGATCAACAAATCTCTTCACTACTGCTGCTAGGACACGCACTCATTTCACATATGGTACTGGTATCACACACAGTAGTGGAACTCTATCTGTTACACAGGCAGATATTGATACAGATAATGTAACTGAGGGATCAACAAATCTCTTTACCACTGCTGCCAGAACAAGGACTCACTTTACATATGGCACAGGTATTTCACATTCGGGTGGAACACTTTCTGTTACTCAATCTGATATCGACACCGATAACGTTACAGAAGGATCCACAAATCTATTTACAACTGCTGCTCGCACTAGAGGACACATCTCTGTTAGTGGAGACCTAGCATACAACAGTAGCACTGGTGTTATCTCCTTTACTGAGAGAACTGATGCTGAAGTTAATACTCTTGCAGATGCAAGAATTACTGCTGCTGATACTGATGACCTATCAGAAGGATCAACCAACCTATACTTCACTAATGCTAGAGCAGATGCTCGTGTAACAGCAGGTATAACTGGAAAACTTGATGCTTCTGCTGTTAGTGCTTTCGGTCTAACACTTGTTGATGACGCAGACGCTGCTGCTGCCAGATCCACATTAGGATTGGGTAGTGCTGCTGTTGCTGCTACAGGAGACTTCGCTACTGCTGCACAAGGTACAACTGCTGACAATGCACTCGCTGCGTCTGCTGTTAGCACCTTCGGTGGTACTCTAATTGATGATGCTGATGCTGCTACTGCAAGGACAACTCTTGGACTTGGAACTGCTGCTGTTGCTGCAACTGGAGACTTCGCTACTGCTGCTCAAGGTACTAAGGCAGATGATGCAGCACCATTAGCATCTCCTACACTGACAGGTACACCAGCTGCACCTACTGCGGCTCAAGCAACTAACACAACACAGATTGCTACTACAGCATTTGTCCAGTCTAACTTGACTGCTGCATTACTTCGCACTGCTCTTGGTATTGTTTCAGCAGTAGACGATGCTGGATCTGGTCTTGCATCTGGAGAGATGTATTTCAATACCACTTCTAACACCTACGTACTTGTAGCATAATGGCAAAACCCAATACCAAAGCTGAATTAAAAGAATATGCTTTACGCAGGTTAGGTAAACCTGTACTAGAGATCAACGTCTCTGATGATCAATGCGATGATGCTATTGATTATACATTACAGAAGTTTCAACAGTTCCATTATGATGGTGCTGA